GTGGCGCAGTTAAAAAATTTAAAAACCGGCCGCCACTCGTACAAAAGGCTGTCGGGAGTCCTGATAATCTTAGAAACTGGGCGCTGACGGACAGCAAGAGCATTGAAAACGTAGTGCAGTCGAACTTTATGAGGACCTACAGGGCAGTTGTTAATCGAGCGAATGAATACCAAAAAATGCCAAAGGATATACAGACATTGATTGAAAACACCAATAGAAGCTCGTATTCGGCTCAAATCGGCTCTAAAAATCAACAGACGATAAAATTATCACTTGAAGATAATAAAAGCCAAAATAAGCCGATTAAAGGCATTCCAATGCCGAAAGAAATTAAGGAACGTATCGAGCAGATGAAAAGATAGGAGGTAAAGAGGTTTGTGCGCACAATTAAAGCTGGCTTTACTCCTAGCGAAAAATGATAAAAGACAAGTATTCTAGGCAGAGATATGAAGAGCGAAAAGCTAGTAACCTTTGCGTGCTTTGTGGAAAACCACTTGATAGAGAAGGTGTGGTTTGTACGGCATGTAACAGCAAACGCACAGCATATGGCCGAGAGCTTTATAAAAAATTACAGGCAGTTGGTGTTTGCCCTAGATGTGGCAAAAACTTGCTGTATGGTGACGAAAAAAGCTGTGTTGAGTGTAGGGCAAAATCAGCCAAAGCCATGTCAAAGAAACGTGCTGCTGATGTTGAAAAATACAATGAGCGACAAAAAGCATGGCGAAAAGCACGATACGAGAAAGACAAGAAAAATGGCATATGCACGCGTTGCCGTAAAAGGAAAGCAGACCCGGGGCATACTACTTGCACATTTTGTCGGGAAACAATGAGAAGAGCACGCGTTAAAATGCCTGAAAGAACTGGCAGATATGAACAAGGACTATGTTTTTTCTGCGATAATCCGGTAAAATCCGGATATAAGGTTTGTGAAAAGCACTATCAGAAGAACGTTAAGAATGCAACTTGCGAAAAGGCAAACTTGGCACGGCAGAAGATAAAAGAAAGGAGTCCACAATGGACACCTTGAAAGATTTTTACGATTTTTACCGACCGCTGCAAAGGAAATATGACTTGCAAATGATTTACAAAACCAATAGCAAGGAAGCAAAAATAACTATCCGGTGGCGCGGTAAAGAACTTGTAAAAGTCACAGAAGAAACTACAGAAGCCTGTTTTAACAGAACGAGACGAGAACTTGAAGAAAGAATGAAGAAATATGAGCAACAAACTGAAACCAAAGAAAAAGCACAAAGAGCCGGATTTTACATGGACAAAATCAGAAAAAGTTACGCTGAAAAACAGCAATAACCGTAGAAAGCTCGTAAGGCGGTCTTTCACAGACTTTATGGATTTAGGGTACTATGTACTGTATTTGCACCATGGGTTTGGAAATAAGCGCATTGTAAGGCTTGAAAGAACCATAAATGAGTACCTTGAAAGGGCACAGACCGAAAATGAAATGAAAACTGAAACGCTTGCCGAACTTTTGAGAGTCAGATACGGCATTGATGTGCAGAAAGAGATTAATTTAATCCCGATGCAACAGTTGATTAGGATTTATCAGAGAAACAATCCACTCACGATAAACGACACACGACAGCTTTTAAATGATACGGCATAGCAGAATTTCTAACGACTGTAACGAGTGATGCTATATGTGGAAGCTCATGGGATTATGATGGGTGGATTAAAGAGCTTCAATCAGAAGCAGAATAGGAGAAAATATGAGAATATTTAAAAACGTAGACGAAAAATTAAAAGAGATTGGATTCAACAAAATCTGTGAAGATAAGCATGGCGCTCAATATGAACGCTACAATACAAAGTACAATTATTGGCAGTGCGTTGACATTTGGCATAAAGCTTCAGGCCGTCATATTTTACAGTCGTATGACAGAGACTTGATGGACGAAAAGAAGATTGGAAACACTAATGTTGGCCTTACAGGATATGAAATGAAGCTTTTTCTTAAAAAAATGAAAAAGCTAGGACTTTACAGCAAAACTGCGAGAATCGAGGGATAGCATGACAGAAAAGAATAATAAAGAACCAAGCCCATGTAGCGGTTGCAAATACGAGAAAAGTACAAACATAAAGGAGCTTTTAGCTTTTTGCACACATTGTAAAAGAGCTTATTCCCACGAAGAGGATAGGGAAATTCACGAGGATAGGTACGAAGTGGAAGAAAGCGAGGGATAGTATGACAGCGAAAAAAGCGATTGAATTTTTGCGAATACATTTTGAGTATCTAAAAGAAAGATGGAAGCCATACCCTGATTACAACGTTTTAGAAGCAATTAGATTTGCAATATCAGCACTTGAAAAACAGATACCGAAGAAACCGAATAAAACAATAGATTCATCTTGGGGAGTGAAAAAAGAAGCTCATACATGCCCTGCATGTGATTGTGATTTGACAGAAGTGTATTTTATTGCGCCACAAGAAAGTAAAATCAAGGAAAAAAATAACTTATTGTGAAGCTTGCGGACAAGCTATTGATTGGAGTGATGAAGAATGATATTTGAAGTTGGCAAACATTATGAACATAGCACAGGAAAGAAAATGCACATATTAGGAGAAGTAAATTCTGATATGTATTATTCGCCCTGTTTAGTCGCAGAAGATTTAGAAGGCAATTTTATTCCTGTTGGAACTGATGAGTCAAATGCAGTTAATTGGAATGAAATTGATGAAACTGAATGGCTCAATGAATTAAAAATGCGTGACAATTCATGAAAATAAAGGAGCGATGCAGAATGACCAACTTAACAGCAGTAGTATACACTACCCTCATAGTGTTCGGCATAATCGGTCTGACAGAGGTAGCGTTTGCGTGGTACGACATCCGTGGATGAGATAAGACCGATGATGAGATACAAGAGCAGTGGTGTAGCGAAAATATTAAACATTAATTAATTTATCAGAAAGGAATAGGTTGTCGCGACATAAAACCGAGGTTTCCTTTTGGCGGATTTAGAATGATAGTACATTGTTTATTTGAGCAGTCAGGCACATTCAAGAATGCTTTCAAAAAGTATGGAATTGAAGCCTACGACTATGATATTCAGAATGAATTTAACGAAACTGACTATGTTATAGACCTTTTTAAAGAGATAGAGGGGGGGGTATCAAGGCGAGCCGAGTTTGTTTGATAAGATAAGTCCTGATGATTTGATATTTGCGTTTTTCCCTTGCATAAGGTTTGAAAATCAGATAATGCTGTGGTTCAGAGGACAGTCGGCAAGTCAGAAAAAATGGTCTTTAGAAGAAAAATGCGAATTTGATATGAATTTGCTTAAAGAAGTTTCGCTTATGTATGATTTGGTAAACAAAATGTTTATTATTTGCACGAGAAAAGGATTAAAGCTAGTAATGGAGAATCCTTATTCAGAAGAGCATTTTTTAAGACGATATTGGTGCTATTCCCCAGCGGTAATTGACAGAGATAGGAGAGATAGCGGAGATTACTTTAAAAAGCCTACACAGTATTGGTTTTTGAATTGCGAGCCACAGAACAATCTTATTTTTGAGTCAATTAGTTATAACGCTATCGAATGTAAGGACGCTATAAAAACAATGACAAAAGAGCATTGTGTAAAAGTAGGGACAGACAATGTTAAAACGGCAAGGTCAATGATACACCCACAGTACGCAGATAGATTTATTAGGCAATATATTCTTGATGAAGAAATATGGAGAGATAGCAATGAAGCACTACAAACCAATTAAATGTGTAGTCTGTAGCAAGATATTTACACCGACCGCAGCTAACCAAAATACGTGTTGCGAAGCACATAGACAGCAAAGAGCTACGGAATTAAGAAAAATCAGAGAAAAGAAAAGACTTAAAAGAAAGCCTGTTAAGAAAAACAAACTTGCTGAAATCTGCGAGATTGCTAAGAGCAAGGGCATGAGCTACGGACAATATATGGCAGAGCAATATAAAAAGGAAGTGATGATAAGATGAATAGCAGAACTATAAGTGATATAGAACCGATTGAAAGACAGTGTGTATACGAGGACAACAAGCCGTGTAACAGCTCATGTCGATACTCAGATACTTGTATACACAGTGCAAGCAAAACCGAAGAATAGGAGATAGGTCTATGAAGTTTTCAAAGCTGACTAGACCGGAACTTGAAGAAATTATGAAAAATGCCAATTTTACCAATGAGGAAGCGGAAGTTTTTGAGTTGCTAGTTGCTGATAAAAGCCTTGAAGAGGTATCACAGAGACTATTAATTTCAAAAACAACCACTTCCCGGAGAGTGGCAGACATTAAAGAAAAGATAGAAAGGAGTCGGGCAATGATTAACAAAGTGCCAATATGGGAAAAAGTAACGCTGACGATTGATGAAGCTGCGGAATACAGTAACATCGGAATTAACAGAATCAATGATATGCTTAACAATCCCTCATGCCCTTTTGTACTTTTTGTTGGAAAAGGCAAGCGATTAGTTAAGCGCAAGGAGTTTGAAAAGTACCTCGAAAAGACAGACAGTATATAGATATATTGAATTATAAGCCATTATGTAGTAATATAGAAGTTATCATATAATGGCTTTTAATTTTGAAAGGAGCCATAAATCAGTATGGGAAAGGATTTGAGAGGAAAAGAGCTGGGGGTCGGAATAACCCAGCGCAAGGACGGACTTTATCAGGGCAGATATAAAGATAGGTTCGGCAAGAGTAAGACAATTTACAACAGCAAGTTGTCGGAACTGCGGAAAGAACTTAGTAAAGCAGTGACCGACAATCAACAATTCACAAGTGTTAGAGACAGCATTACCCTTGATACGTGGTTTGACAGGTGGATGAATGTATACAAGAAAAAGAGAGTGCGCCCCAATACCATTAGGGAGTACACGCATATATATAAGAAGAACATTTCACCATACTTAGGAAACCATGAAATAACATCTATTCGCAAGTCAGACGTGCAGTTACTTATTGACAAAGCTTCTGACGATAACTATAAGTATGAGAGGCAAAGCAAAATCAAGGTTATTTTAAATGACATGTTCAGTAGAGCTATGGAAGATGACCTGATGATTAAGAATCCGGCAAAAGGTGTAAAGCTGAGAGCAGACAAAGAAGTTAATGCTTTTGCATTGACAGTAGAGCAACAGAGCGAGTTTTTTGAAGCGTGTAAAGGCACATTTTACGACAATATGTATAATGTGGCAGTTAATACAGGCTTGCGCCCAGGAGAACTGTTTGCACTCACGATTGCAGATATACATATGGATGAGGGTTATATTGATGTTAATAAGACACTTGTGTATCAGAAATACCTTGAAGATAAAGGCAAGACATTTCATGTTGAGCCACCAAAAACCAAGCAGAGTTACAGACACGTACCAATTAACAGTGTGTGCAAGGAATATCTGACGAAACAATTTGAGCTTAAAAAGATAGTTTCGGCACGCAGACCCAAGGAACAAAACGAATATTTGTTTGTTACAAGGTTCAACACACCAATTAATTCGGTTATATACAGCGACTCTATACGTTCAGTTGTAAGACGGATAAATGACACAAAGAGCAGTGACAATGAATTTCCATTTTTTAGCGGTCACACGTTTAGACATACGTTTGCAACAAGATGTTTTGAGTCAGGGATAGAGCCGAAAGTCGTTCAATCATATTTGGGTCATGCAACACTGAAAATGACAATGGACTTGTATACACATGTTACACCCGAAAAATCGTTTGCTGACATTGAAAAAATCGTTAGCACCGACAACAAAATCATAGAATATAGAAGAAAATGTGTGTAGTAAGTGTGTAGTAGTACACACAATCAATTCACAGAATGTTGAAAAATCAACGCTCGTAGGGCATTTTTGTACTAAAACTGGTAAAACTACTATGTGTACCAGGAGGTGCCGTACGAGTTCATAAACAACCGCGAGATAATTGGAAAATAATGA